TGGCTTGTTGGTTGTGTATTTTGCTGTGCTTTGTCGCGGTGCTTTACTCACAAATTACTTGACGGTGGTTTTGACGACGGACTTAGTGAGTAGCCTTGTAGGGAATAGGGTCCCATGCTTGATGCTTGGGAGTGGGTGGTGGTTGTGGGAGATTAAATAAATTTCGAGGCTGTGGAGCAATTAGTGAGTGAATTAGTGAGTAACTGGTATTGACATAGTGAGTGGGTGGTGTTATTGTGTTGCCTTTGCGAGGGAGAGAGTGCGTGGGCCTTCAATTCAAAATAGGGAGTGCGTGGGTATGGGTGTTGAACTAATTGGTGGTGTTGAGATGGCGTGGACGACAAAGAACAGGAGGATTGAATGTGGCACTATCTGAACGACGACTTAGAACACTGCACTTGTTCGCAGGAGCAGGCGGTGGAATCCTCGGAGACTTGCTTCTCGGGCATAGGCCGGTCTGTGCCGTCGAAATCGAAGAATACCCGCGGCGGGTTCTTCTCCAAAGACAGCGAGACGGAATCCTGCCAAGATTCCCGATTTGGGATGACGTCTGCACGTTCGACGGGAAACCCTGGCGCGGAAAAGTCGATGTTGTCGCAGGTGGATTTCCTTGTCAAGACATTAGCGCGGCGGGAAAAGGAAAAGGAATCGAAGGAGAGCGTAGCGGACTGTGGGGGGAGATGGCGCGAGTTATTCGTGAAGTACGACCGCGATACGCATTCGTGGAAAACTCACCGTTGCTTGTGGGAAGAGGACTTGCCGTGGTCCTCGGTGACTTTGCCGAAATGGGGTTCTCTGCACGATGGGGGGTTGTCGGAGCGCACCACGCCGGAGCACCTCACAAGCGGGATAGAATTTGGATCCTCGCTAAAAGAGCAGGGAGCTTGGCCGACTCCGAAAGCATGGGACGGAGAAATGGGTTGTCCGCGAACAAGCGGGCGGGACATTGATCATGTCACGCACCTTGGGACGGCGGTGAGATACTGGCCTACGCCAAGAGCGAGTGAATATAAGGGAACTGGGCCGGTTGGTTCTAAATCTCACACCCACATGGATGGAAAGGGGTATCTGTGTGCGGTGGTTGCTACGGCAGAACATTCATTTCCAACACCAGGCACAACTGGCATGAGCAACGGCACTGGAAACTGCGAAAAAGCCAATAAACTGTATGAGTCCGGTGTTATCAACGAAGAGGAACGACGAAGCATGAGAGCAGGCAACGGCGGCCAGCTTAATCCCGACTGGGTTGAATGGTTGATGGGCTGGCCTATTGGTTGGACAGACATTGAGCCAATGGAAGAATTGCTTTGGCTGGACTGGAGTGAAGACCCCGCTGATGAAGACTATATCGAATCATATCCAACTCCATGTACACAAGATTATAGATGCAGAGGCCCTAATAGCAGCCAGCAAGGATTACCAGACATAATAAAACGAAAATCTACACATGGAGGAAGAATCCCAAGAGTTACCAAATCAAAAACAAACCGAACCCCGCGACTCAAGGCAATCGGCAACGGACAGGTTCCAGCGGTGGCTGCGCTTGCATGGAGAATTTTGTCAGACGAAATTGACGACAAAGAACAGGAATGAGCCTCATGCGAGTGCGTGCATACAACCGGAAGACGAAGGCGGAGCGCAACATGCAGCGTCGCCGGCGTCGTGATTTAGGCGGGGAAAAGATTGATTTGTTCGGGCCCGAGCCGTTTTTCCTTGAGCCGTTCACGTATGGCGAGAGCAAGAAAGAGCCGGGTGTTTTAGTGCGGATATGGAAAAGAATAACCAAGGGGCGAGGCCGTCGTGGAAACGTTGTTTGAACTTCCAAAACCGGTCAGGACGAAGAAGCCAAGGCTCGACTGGACGCAGCAGGAGCGGTGCAAACGCTGTTCTGGATCCGTGTCCGATGCAACCGGGGCATACTGCCATCGGCTCGACCTTTGCCTGGAGTTTCACAAAGGGCATGTCTATTTCTCGAAGGACGGCCAGCCGATGACGTGCGACGGGAAGAGCGCAAAACACAAGCAACAACAACAAGAAGGAGGAAGGAGCGATGTTTGAATTTCTCAAGAGACGCCGTAGACCGCTAAAAGTACCGGTTGTCAAAAAGATTGAAACATGGCGGTCGCCGCCGGTTGATCAGGACTTGGTAAAAACGCATGTCCAGATGATTATTCACGACCGGGCTAAAAGAGCCGTTTCGCGGCTGGAGCGAAAACCCGTGTCCGCGTTGACGGCGAAGTTTTTGGCGAAGCATGGGCAGTACGTAAATTCTCCATTCAAGCCAGCGCATTGCAACAGTCCTCTTCACGCATCGGCATTCAGAACGGTTGACTACTGCTGGCGCGGAAAGCTGGCTCTGAGTTTTCTGGACAAGATTGTGGAATCGCCGTCCCACAGAACCCGGTCTTTGGTGTGCAATGACTACACGCTCGGGCTTGAGTAAAAGAAACACGAACCAGGATGCGCACATGAACGAGTACACCAGCAAGAAGGCGGTTGAAGAAGTCTTGAAGAAGACAATTCTTGAGGAAATGATTCACATAACTCCGGATGAATACGACCATGCAACGAGCTTCAACGACCTTGGTATCGATTCTTTGGACAAGGTTGAAATCGTAATTGCCCTGGAAGAGAAGTTTGAAATTGAAATCGCAGACGACGACGCCGAACGGATTGGCGACAAAGAAGCGGCGGTCAAGTATCTGTACAACCGACTGAACCATAAGGATTGAACGAAGAATGGGGTTTTTCAACAGCGGTGTTGACACGATCAGAAACGGCAAATTCGGCAAGACCGGACGCCCGATGAAGAAGCCGGAGATTCAAACGACCAGTCTAGATAAACTGATTGACCGGATCATCTCGGTGCGAAACACCTACGGCGGAGAGCTGAAGAACGTGGGGGTTTTCCCGTGCCCGGAATGCGGGGCGTGGATGCGTCCGTTGTTCTGGAAACTGGAGGGGCTTGTGTTCCGGTGTCGTCATCGAAGCAAGCACAGCACGGGGAACGTCATTTATTTTGAAGCGAAGTTCGACGGAGAAATCGATATATGGGATCGAGAAAACTAAAACGGGGCAGACCGAAGAAGCCCAAGAGATACGACGCTCGCGGTCGGAAGATCACGCAGATACGCAGGAACGCGCCCTTGGCATGGGCGAGCATCAGCATTGCGGGAAAGGCCACGTCGGACGCGGTAGTTGAAGTTGATCGGCATAGCTCTCTGGTTTGCCACTTCAAAATGCGCATGGAGCAGACGGACGACAGCCGGTTCGCATACGATGTCATGGTTCTGCTGTACGGATCCATGGCGCCAAAGTTCGGAGTGCTTCGGGAGGGGGACTCCGTTCAGTTGATGAACTTCGGGCTGGCTCCGCTGGAATACCACAACAGAACTACCAGCGGGGTGCCGCCATTGGCGTGCGTGACCAAGCCCGGGGCGTTCTTTTCGTTTCAGCCGGCGACGATCCAAAGCATGACGTCGCGAAAAATCCACGAAGCCGCGTTGGTCGCCAGGGCCACCGAAGAGGAAAAGGAAAAGGAAAAGCAGTTGTTCGAGAGCATCGTGACTGAAACGGACGAGCCATGGGGCGACATCTCGGAGATTCCCCCGGTCGGGTTTCTGGAAGACATGGAATAAAGGAGTTTGAAAATGTACCTTACAGGGTCGATAAATGTGAAAAAAGTTCCGGAAAGCGTACTGGAAAAAAGAAAGGGCGGGCTTTTCATGGACTTCACAATGACCGAAGCGCAAAAACGTCACGGGGTTTTGACCATCCACCTTGCACAGACTCGGGAGGACGAGCTTTCGGGCAAGGCTCCGGTGCGGATCGGAAGTTGCGCCGTGGTGGAAAGCGAAGCTTCGGGAGCCCCCGCGAAGGTCGGGCTCGGATTGGAATTTAAGTAAACCTGGCGAAGAGCGGTTGACAATCTTGCAATAGCGTTGGAACCGTTCGAGGCTAACAAAGAAATCAGCGGTTCAACCGCTGGATTGGATGGTTAGCGATGGCTAGACACGTAAAGAGAACAACCTGTTTTGGGTGCTCAAAAAATCGCATATGTCTAAAAACCGGCACGTTCAAAGTTGATGGTGTTGTATATCCGATTTGGGTGTGCCAGTGGTGCAGGGCCGCGGATACGCGACGCCAGAACCGACAAGCTAACAAGCAATTGTAAACAAACCGCATATTGGACAATATCAACAAAGGAGAAAGCCGATGGCTGACGTCGTATGGTCGAACGTGGAAGGAAACATCGTGAAAGACGCGGAAACCAAGAGCCTCGACAACGGCGGGGAGATGGTACGGTTTTCCATCGCCAGCTCCGTCTACTGCAACAACGAGAAAAAGTGCAGCGTCAAATTTTTTAACTGCGTCGCTTTTGGGTTTGCGGCAAACGTGGCCAAATCGTTCAACAAAGGGGACAAGGTTCTTGCCCTAGTGTCACAGGAGATGCGCGAGTACAAATCCAGCAAGACCGGAAGCGTTGAAAAAGCCGACGTCATGGTAGTCAAAATGTGCAAGCGTCTGTGGAAAAAGAAAGGCGCCGGGGACAGCGATTCCGATGATTCCGGCGGTTATCCGGATTCCGGCGACGAAGAAACGAACCGTCTTAGAAATGAGACATCTTCTTTTTTCGGAAGCGATAACGACGATGATGATAAGATGCCGTTTTAACGATTCAACCCAAAGCCGACATTGGAAACATCGATGCTTGACGACATAAAAGTTAAACTTCCAGACGGTCTCAACGTGTCGGATCTTGCGACAAAGCTCAAAGACCCGTGGTGGAGATTGAACAATCTCTACTGGATCCTAACCAAGAAAGGCGACCACATAAAATTCAAGCCGAATTGGGCGCAGACTTTGTTGTTCAAAGGAATGTGGTGGAGAACGCTCGTTCTCAAAGCGCGGCAGCTCGGAATTACGACGTTTATGGGTATTCTGGAGTTGGATCGTGCCTTGTTTCAGAAAAACCAGCGGTGCGTTTTGATTGCCCACAAGCAAAGGCCGGACGGCGAAGAAATCTATAATCGCGTCATCTGTCATGCCTACAACAGCTTGATTGACCCGATAAAACAGACCGTCCGAAGAGTCAAGGAAGAGGCTTGGGGAAGAGTGCGATTTAGCAACGGATCGGACGTTCGCGTGGCAGTGTCCGCGAGGTCGGGCGTTTGCCAAATTTTGCACATTTCGGAGTTTGGCAAGACCTGTGCAGAGTACCCAAAAAAGGCGACTGAAATTGTCACTGGTTCGTTTCCCGCTTGCGAAGAAGGCATTATTTGTATCGAATCCACGGCGGAAGGGCAGAGCGGGTATTTCTACAACTACTGCATGACCGCTTTGGAACGGCAAAGAAAAGGACGAACCCCTACTCGCAAGCAATGGAAGATTTTCTTTTTCCCGTGGTGGAAAGAACCAAAATACGCTTTGTCGAACGAAGACACCCGCCGATGCGTGCTTCCAAAACACTTGGTCGAATATTTTCACAGGATCAGGCTGGAGCACGACATTGTTCTTACCCCGAACCAGCAGGCATGGTATGCACAGACTTTGGAGAACATGCAGACCGGGCGCGGGGACGTAAGCGGAGACTGGAGCTTGATGAAGCGCGAGTTTCCGTCGTTTCCGGAAGAAGCGTTCGAGCAGGCAATTCAGGGCGCATACTACGCAGAGCAGTTGACCAAGGCCGAGCAAGACGGCAGAATTACCAAGATACCACCGACCCCGGGCGTACCCGTGGATACATGGTGGGACTTGGGAGTTGGCGACTTGAACTGCATCTGGTTTTCTCAGGACATTGGGCGTGAAAGGATTCACATTATCGACTACTACGAGAACAGCGACGTAGGGCTGACCCACTACTTGAACATCCTGCAAAAGAAGGCGCAGGAACGCGGGCTGATTTACAGAAAACATACGGCTCCGCACGACATCGAGCAGCGAGTGTGGTCAGCCGACGCCAAAACCCGCCTTCAAATTGCCGCGGAACTTGGCATCCGATTCAAGATTGCCCCGAGAATGCCGCTTGAAGACGGAATAGACGCATGCCGAAGAATATTTCAGCAATGCTGGTTTGACGAAGAACACTGCTCCGATGGCTTGCATCGGTTGAAAAAGTATAAGAAAAAATGGAACGAAAAGACAAACTCATGGGGCAATCCCGTTCACGACGACAACAGCCACGGTGCCGATGCGTTCAGGACGTTTGCAACCGGACACCAGTTTGATTTTCGCGTTCAGGGCAATGGATTCTTCGACAAAGAGGTGGATGCTTCCGCATGGTCGTAGAAAAATCCGTTGTAAAGTCTTGACGAAGAAAAAAATGTGTGTATCTTAGCCATAATTCGGGGTTGACGACGTTTGAGACTGGCCCCTCAGACAAATTTCCCGACCAAAAATATAGAGGCAACTGTGGACCACAGCGCAGTTGCCTCTTTTTTTTTGGAACAACGCAAGGATCATTCTACATGCACACCTTCGTTTCCAACGAGGAAATCGAAAAACGCGACAAGAAAAAGCGCGAAGCCCTATCGCCCGTAGCTGAAAAAATTCAGTCGGGCCTTTTCAGTTATATCCAGCAATGTCTTTCCGCAGCAGAAAATCACCACATGGACAAGGTTCGTCCGGTTCTTGAAGATTGCTTGCGCCGGAAGAAGGGCGAGTACGACGACGCCAAGCTTGAGAAGATCAAGCAGTTGAACGGCGCCGAACTCTACCTGAAGCACTCGGGCATGAAAGCCCGCGCCGCAAAAAGCTGGATAAAAGAAGTCATTCTTCCGGGGGGCAAAAAGCCATGGGGCGTTGACCCTACTCCGATCCCCGACCTTCCTGACCCTGTAGAAGACTCCATCATCGCCGAAGAAATTGAAATCGCCCGGCAACATTACGCCGTTCAAGGCGTAGCCCCGACCGAAGAGGAAATCAGCGAAGTCGTGAAAATGCGGCTGGACGCCATTCGTGCCACTACCATGAAGAAGGCGAAAAAAGTAGCGTCCAGAATGGAGAAAAAGATCAAGGACAACTTCACCGAAAGCGACTTTGAAAGCGAAGTGACCAAGTTTATCGATGATGTTGTCACCTATCCCTTTGCTGTTTTGAAAGGCCCGACGGTCGAAAACAAAAAACGCCTTGCCTACACCGGGAACGAGTTCAAGCCGACGGTAGTTGTGGAACCCAAGACCAGCACCCGAAGAATCTCGCCTTTTGATTTTTATTTCAGTCCCGACGCCACCAATCTTGAAGAGGGTTACTGCATCGAAAAGATGCGACTGTCCAAGGCCGACCTTCAGGCAATGAAGAACATTCCGGGCTGTAGCTCCGAAAAGATAGAAGAAGTGCTGAAGGCGTGGAGTGAAGCGCCGAAAGCCGACGATTTCAACGAGGGAACACGAAAGGCACTGGAAAACCGCGAGACCCAGGCCACCCGCGTAGCGGGAAGCAACGACGACCGCGCCACCGCCTACGAATACTGGGGGACCGTGGAGGCGAATGACCTGAACGATTGGGCTGGAAAGCAGATAGCGACGCCAGATTCCGTGGTCGATGTCTCCGCAATAATGATCGGCGACAAAGTGATAAAGGCCATTCTCAACCCGAACCCGCTGGGCAAGAAAATCTACTACCTCACTTCCTACGAGGAACAGACCGACAGCATCATGGGCAACGGGGTGATTCAGCTTATGGCACCGATCCAGGATGCAATGAACGCCGTCATGCGTGCGCTGATCGACAACGTGGGCTTCGCGTCCGGCCCGCAGGTCATTGAAGACCTCGACCGCATTCACCCCTCCCAGCTCAAGACGGCGCACAAAATCTGGCCGCGCAAAATCTGGCTCACGCAGAGCGCATACGGATCGACCAGTTCACCAATAGATTTTCAACAGCCAAAGATCATCACCGACCAGCTCATGCGGGTTCTCACTCGCCTTGAGCAATACAGTGATGATCACACAGGTATCCCGGCCTACACCTACGGCAACGAGTCCGTGGGGGGTGCCGGGGAAACCGCGTCGGGGCTGTCCATGCTCTTGAACGCGGCCAGCAAGGGCATTCGCCAGGTGATCGGTAACATTGGCAAGAATGTTATCCGTCCGCGCATCGAAGCCGAGTATACTTGGCTCATGCTGTACGACAAGGACACATCAATCAAAGGCGATTGCCAGATAAGCGCTCGCGGCTTGCTTGCCGAAGTTATGCGAGAAGAAATACAAAACAAGCGGCAAATGTTCATCAGCCAGTTCATCACTCCCGAAGTGGTCATGCAGATCATCGGCCAGGAAGGCGTGGAAAAGATCGTTCGGAAGCATTTCGACGAACTTGAAATGGATGATGTTTTGCCACCGGAAGGAACGCCGCAACCGGCACTTCCGGCAGAGGCCGGACAAGTCCCTGAAGGACAGGCCGCCTAGAAAAAGCAAAAAAAAGGAAAAAAGGAGAAAAAAGAAAATGAGAAAGTACCATGTAGCGTTTGAGATTGTGTTTGCGGCGATTGTTCTGGCGTTTGCCCTTCCCGCAGGCGCGAACATCTACGAAGAGTTCACCGCCGGCGAGTGCCGGGTCGAGAGCTTCTTCATCGATGGAGTCGAAGTCACGGCGACCCCTTCCGAGTTGAACGTCGTTGACGGCGTAACCGCCGGAACCGTGACTGCCAGCAAGGCTCTTGTAGTTGACAACAGCAAAGACCTTGGCGACCTTCGCAACCTGGATGCCGTCAATATCGATGCGGGCGCAAGCGGAACTGCCGGAACTGTCGATGTTTTCCCGACTACCGCCAGCAAAGGCAAGCTCAGTGTAACGTGCCAGGATCAGACCGGCGACACCACCGTTACTTTGGACATCGATGAAATGGGACAGGCCACCACCGTCAATATCCCCGATCCTGGAGCTTCGGCGGCTGACCTGCTTCATAATCTTGGTGGACAAACCGTGGCGGCTGGAAACACCATGACCGCGGGCGCAGCGGCGGCAGCCGTCGCCATGCGGTTCGGAGCATCGGCCACCGAAGGTCTGGAAGTCAAAGTTATCGACGAAACCGTTGAACTTACAAACGCGGTTGAAACCGACTTGACCTCCACTCTTCCCGCCGGCGCCGTTGTTTTGTGCGCCCAGGTGAATCTGGAGGCCGCAATCACCGGAGACGGAACCGGAGACGACGGGCTGGTTAAAATCGGCCTTGGCATCACCGCCGACCCGGATCAGTACGGTAAAACCGCAGACTTGGCTCAGAACACCAAAATTGACACTATTCCCGATTGGGCAGTGATTGCCGCAGAGGAAACGGTGACGATCAAAGGGTGCGACGCGGCAGGCGCGGCTGTGACCGAAAAGTTCACCGGCGGAACTGGACAGGACGTTCGCGTTCGCATTGTCTACATTGTTCCGAACAGCCTGGACGACGCCTCCTAAAGACCATGGAAATTGATGCCGTCAAATTCATAAATGCCATCGCCTCGGTCGCCAAAAGCGACGACGGGCAGGTTATCATCGAAGCTTTGAGACACAAGCTCGATTTGATTGCCCATGAGGCGATGGCGCAACCCGACGAGAAGGCGTTCCACGAAGCACGTGGACGCTACGCGCAGGTGGAAGAGCTGTTGTTGATGTTTGAATATCCGCAGCACTATCTGCAAAAACTCAAAGACACCAAGGAAACGACCGGCAGCGCACAAATACCCGAGCTGGGGCTTGGCGAGGTATCTTCCCGCCAAACACCCCGTAGCATTCCGGGCTTGAGCCAGGAACCGATTGATTTCCTGTAACCGCGAACACCCCTTCAAGGGGCTTCGGCGCAGTTGCCGAAACACCCCGCAAGACTGGGCTCGCAAAAGGAGAGAGCAATGAGCATCCCGAAAAAGGTAAGAGAACAACAGGAAATGGCGATGAACAAGGCCAAACCCGCCACGCAGGAGCCTCTGGCTGTCGAACCGACGCCGATAGAGCCTTCCGTGGAGGAACCGCCCGCTCCGGCGGAACCGGCTGAACCCGCTCCGGTGGAACTAACTCCGCAGGAGCCAGCCCAGCCCACGGAGCCAGAACCAGAGCCGAAGCCTGCCCCCGAACCGAAAAAGGATTCTCAATACACGGGCATGTCGGAAGACGACCTGCGCAAGGAGCTTGCCCGTAAAGACCAGAGTTTGAGGGTCTTGAAAAGCAAGTACGACGCCGAAGTACCCCGCTTGGCCGCAGAGGTCAAGGAAATGCGTGAGCTTGCGAACAACCTGCTGAAAATGAACCAGCAGAACGCTCAGGCACCAGTGGCACCGACCGCAACTGGAAACGAACCCGGCGCACCTGTCGCGCCGCCTGCAACGCGCCTGCCGAAAGGCGACGCGGGAACTGGCGACATCGACTTGACTCAGTTCTATACTGACGAAGAGATCGAGGATTTCGGTGAAGACTTTCTGACGCGAACTCTTATGGGAACGCGGAAGATTGCCGAGAGCCAAGTCAGCCCGGTCTTGAAAGAGCAGCAAGAGCTACAGCGCCGGCTGGAGACTCAGAATCAGAACTCTTTTCTTGGTCAGCTCAGGACTTTGATTCCTGGCTTTGACGAGCAGAACACCGACTACGGGTTCATCGACTACCTTGAAAAGACTCCGGTAAGCGAGTTTTCGACTCGCACCATAAAAGACGAGCTTCAGGACGCCCAAACTTCGTTCGATGCCGAAAGGGTCGCGAAAATCTTCAAGTCGTACAATCCCGGCGGCGGGGACTCCCCCGTTTTGCCGAGCGTGGAAAGTCAAGTGGTGCCCCGGTCGAAGTCGGCCCCGACACCCAGCCCGGCCAGCCATGGCAAACCGACGTATACGGTGGAGCAGTTCCAGGATCAAATGGAAACAGTTCGCCGTATCAAGGATCCAGGTCTTCGATTGAAGAAGATGCAAGAACTAAACCAAGCCGCCGCAGAAGGGCGCGTAGAAAGCCGGTAGCCAATCCGGTTCGTTGCGCCATGAACGGTAGGCCAACAACATATCAGAGGTGAAAAAATGCCTATCAGTCATGCACAGGGCGAACAGTCCTATTCGGGCACTTACATTCCGGAAATTTGGTCAACGAACATGTTGGTCAAGTTCTACGCCGGAACCTGCCTTGCCGAAATCGCCAATACCGAATGGGAAGGCGAAATCAAAAAGCACGGCGACAAAGTGCATATCCGCACGACCCCCGACATCACCATCCGTGATTACGTCAAGGGTCAGAAACTCCTCAACGAGCAGCCCGCGCCTTCGACGGTCGAGCTGCTTATCGACAAGGGCAAGTATTACGCTTGGGCCTTGAACACCGTTGACAAGCACCAGGCCGACGTCGAGTTCATCGACAACTGGGCTACCGAAACATCCAACAAGATGAAAATTGGTATTGAAACCAATGTCTTCGCCAACATCTACAGCGACGCCGACAGCAGCAATGCAGGCGCCACCGCAGGTGCTATCAGCGCAGGCTACAATCTTGGTGTTTCCGGTACTCCGCTGGCGATCACGAAGACCAACGTGCTGAAGCTTATCACGGATGTCAACGTCGTTCTTTCCGAGCAGAATGTTCCGGAAGACGACAATCGCTACATCATCATCCCCGCGTGGATGGGTGGGCTTATCAAAGAGTCCGACCTGAAAAACGCATCCATCACCGGCGACGGAACCAGCGTTCTGCGCACCGGTCGGATCGGGATGATCGACAACACGACCATCTATCGCAGCAACCTTCTCGCCACCACCACGGATGGCGCGGACACGGTTTACAACGTCATTGCGGGTCACAAGTCCGCTCTTACGTTCGCGTCCCAGGTTGTCGAAGACCGTGTTATCGACAATCAGGACGACTTCGGCAAGCTCCATCAGGGCTTGCAGGTCTATGGCTACAAAGTGGTGAAGGCTGAAAGTCTGGTCCACTGCTACGTGAAGAACGGTTCGTAGCGTTGCCTTTCGATTGGCGGGGGCGCCATAAACGCCCTCGCTGTCGAAGTCCCGAAGTGATAAAAACCGTACAGTAGGCCACTCACAACATTAAAGGAGTTGAAAAAATGGCTAACACTGATCTGAGAGAAACTGGTTCTGCGCTTCCCGCGCTGGATTCCGGTATTGGTTTCAAGCTGACCCGCACGGTCAGTTTCGTGACCTACAACTGCGATGACGGCGACACGGTGCAGATTTTCAAGCTTCCCGCCAACTGTCTTGTCACAGGCGTCGTGGAAGTGAACACCGGCGAAGGTGCCACCTGCACCATCGAAATGACGACCGACGAGACGACTCCGCAGACCCTGTTGACGGGCGCAAGCATTCAGACCGCCGGCACGTTGTCCATCGATGGCGCGGACGGAGACGCTGCGCACATCTTCCTGCACACGGAAGAAGCCTGCACCGTCACCATCGAAACCAACCATGACGACACCGATGCAGCAGTCATCGTCGTGCGTCTGCTGGTTCTCGACCTGTCGTAGTAGACGGACAACAGCAAACCCCAACCTTCGGGGTGGCTGGTTCTAGTGGTTGGTGTCCTTGCCACCAAGAGCAGCCGCCCCGGATATTACACCAGAAGACGAACAAAGGACGCGGGTAAATCTAAAAAAGGAACACGACATCATGGACTTTCTGAAAAATCTGAACAATCATCGGGTACTTCCGTGGACTGCCGCACTGGCGTCTCGGGACGACCACATCGCCTGCGATGAAGACGGTAAAATCCTGGCTACGGCCAAAGACTCCGTGGCGTATCACAAGCGTCAGCTCGAAGTTCTCGCCAAGCGTGAGGCGGAAGAGACGGCCAAGAATGAAACCGCGAAGACCAACGACAACGTTGACGTTGCCGACGAGCCTCAGACCGGCAAGGCTTTTTTCGCCACCCGCAACGGCGACGGCACCGTGAAAAGCGTCAACAAAATGAAAAAGAACGACATTCTCAAGGAACTGAACGCTCTTGGCGTCAACGCCGAAGACATCGAGCCTCTTGGCTGGAACGAGCTGAAGACCAAGCTTCGTGAAGTTCGCGCCGAGAACGACATTGCCGACGGAGAATAGAACACCATGACGGCAGCAGACGTAATTACACCAGCGCGGTATATCCTCAACGACACTGCGAAAACGCGATGGACCGACCCTATGCTCCTTGAATGGACTGAGGACGGCCAGCGGGACGCGGTGAAGCGGCGCCCCGACATCTACGTGTTTTCTGGAAGCGAGGAAATCGTGACGCCCGATCCGGGCGAAGTAGCCGCAACGAGCACGACCCTTGTAATAGAGGAAGCGTACCGTTCGGCTCTGGTTAATTACGTCTGCTGGAGGGCGCTGAGTCAGGAAATCGACAGAAACGACGATGCCGAGGCTCAGAACTATTTCAAGCTTTACCTAGCGGAGCTGGCGAAATAACATGGCTAAAACTGCATACCTCAACAGCCTTACTTTATCGAACCGGATACGGATAGCCGCCCGCGACCTTTCCGAGCCCCACCGCTATCGGGACATCTGGATTGTGACAATGCTCAACGAGGCCATCGACGCGGTTGCCGAGGCGGTTCCGGATGCCGTGTCTCCCGACGACTCCACGACCATCGAACTGAACCGGCCTTCCCATATCACGCTTATTGCAGCCGACACCACCGCCGACATCGAACTGAAGTCCGGCGTGGAAGATGCCGTCGTCGCCTATGTTCTCGGGAAAATCCATCAATACGAAAAGGAAGAGGACAAGGCCGCCGGCGAGTTTGCCGTATTCCGCAACTCTCTCAAAAATTGGAGGACGCTGTAAATGACGGTAGCCGATGTTTTTGCCGATGCTCGGATCATGCTTGACGATGTTCTCGTCCCGCACAAGATCAACGTTCAAGAGCTGTATCTTCACCTGAACGAAGGTGTGCGCGAGATTATCAAGCGCAGACCCGACATGCTTTTCCTCGATCACATAACCACGCATTCTCCGGAAGATTTCAGCGCAACCACGGAAACGATTGAAATGGTGGATCTTGCCAGGCGTCCGCTGGTCTGCTTTATTGTGGCCCAATGCGCTTTCGCCCGCGACCAGGTTGCGAAATACGAACGGCACATGCAGAAATTTGAAGAGGCATTGACATGAGCATTCGCGACATTCACGAAGAACTGTTCAACGAGCTTCCCGGCTGTCCGGAGCCGTTGATCACCCGCAACATCGTCCGCGCTTGTCGAGCTTTTTTCAAAGACACCGAGCGATGGGACACCACGCTGGACTTGACGCTTCAGCCCGACACGAACGACTACGACCTGGCCGCCCAGCTATCCGACCAGAACAATATCGAGATCGTCCGCGTGTTCATGGTCTACCGGGACAGCGACGAGAACGATGAAATAGGAAGCGACTACTACACGTTCGATGCCGACACCATCACATTCGAGGATGCGGTTCTCCCGGGCACGGGCGACACGCAGGCCGTTACGTGCAAGGTGGTCATTGTTCCGAAGTACGACGCAAATACAAGGTTCGACGACAGCTATTCATGCGGAACTTTGATCGAGCGGTTCTCGGAGCCTATCGCGGCCAAGGCGAAGTCAATCTTGATGCTTCAGCCGAAGAAAAGCTGGAGCGACGCGCAAATGGGAATCTACTGGCGGGAAGAATACAAGAAGGGGGTTGCCGACTCCCGAAGCGATACTATCACCCGAGGAATCGACGGTGGGCTGGTAGCTGATACCTGTCTGATTCTGTAGCAAATCAAAGGATAGTCGAATGCCTGCACTAAGGCTCAAAAACTTTGACGGGATCATCCCGAAGATTTCGCCCGAAGACCTGCCGGAGTCAGCAGCGCAGACGGCTGAAAACTGCGCCATCACCAGCGGAAACCTCAAACTGTTGAGCGTTTCTTCACCGTTCGTCACACTCAGCGACAGCCTTGGCATTCCCACGACAGACCGTGTTACAATTTCCACGCCCGGCGAACCGGACGTAACCCCCACGTACATGATCAAGAACCTCGCCGACTTTCTCACGGTCGAATGCAGGGTCTACGTCATAGAGCCGCCTCTAGATTCCAATTCTCAAAATGGCGCGACGTATGTGAACGTTGAGGGGCCAGCGAACATTTTCAACGTCAACTACACGGCGCAGGGCGTGACCTTCGATGCGACTTTCGATTTTTCCGACGATGCTTCGCTGTTGCTTGATCAACC